AGTTCATACAGACTGGTATAACCCCTAGCGAGTGGGCGGAGATGTTCGCACCAGACGAAGACACTGAGCTTAACAATCCAGAGGTAGCATAATGCAAACTTCATATGACATCTGGAAGTCTGACAAATCGCCGTACTACGAAGTCGTAGTAGTGTGTAGTGAATGCGGTCAAAAGCCAAAGTCTTGTGAATGTGTAGAATGCGAGGATTGTGAAGAACTAGAAGAAAACTGCACATGCCATCGCACAGAACTAGTGGGAATACTTAAAAGAATGGGAACCCCTAATGATTGCTAGTGTAGACTCCGCAACAACCACTAACGAGAAATTAGCACTCGTTGACAGCATAATAGACCAACATCGTGCAGCCATAGAACTCCTACGCGACCTTAAGATCTCATTACTAATACAACGCACAAAAGAAAGAAAAGAGGACTAACATGACACGTAAAGACTATCGCTTACTCGCAGACGTAGTAGTGGATCTGTACAAACAGGGTCTCGAAGACGATAACCACGTTAAACGTAGTATCGATGTAGAGATGGCACTAGGCGAAGCGTTAAACCGAGCATACACAAACTTCGATAAATCCAAGTGGCATTTGTATATACAGAAAAACGCATCGCTAACGTGTCATTAATTCACATTATGAAACAATAGAGTATATACATATGAACGGACTAGACCTAGCATTACTGTTAGCATTCGTACTCCTTATATATTGGGGATATAAAGAAAGATAGAAAGTAGTATAGTGTATGAAACGTATGTATGTTAATCTAGATACCGAGCTATATGCAGACCTAGCTCGGTATCTAGAGCGTGAAGGCAACCACCACGGCAAACGAGCTGAGGTATTACGTAGAGCCTTAAAAGAATACCTTGAAAGAGAAAGGATTAAGTTTGACAGACATCCAAGCAAAGCTCCATTCGGGGGCATACGTATATTGGAACGGTGATATACGCATAGTGGACGAGCATAGCAGCACAGACGGTTACATGTGGCTTCGTGGTAGACCCGAGGATCCTAATCGTGCAATGGCTCCCATAGCAGATCTCGAGCCTGTACCTATGGACTACGAGCTACTACTACGGGACGTGCGAGATCTCAGCGACACCGAACTTAGCAGTGCTTTAGACTTCTTAGAAAACGCAAAGTTAAACACCAGTGACAGGCCACAAGCAACCAAGAAACGCGCAGTAAAGATAAAAGAAGACATAAAACTTAGCTCTAAGGCAACCTTAGACTTACTAAACAGCCTGTAAGTAAGGAGTAAACATCTATGAAAGCTGGTATATACCCAAACGAACGTGTAATAAAAGTAGACAACTATGCTTTAGGGGAATTCCGCACATGCCCTCGTAAGTTCCAGCATCGTATAGAACAGAACCTAGTGCCAGGCGGCTTTATGGCTGATCCCCATAGCGTCAAGATACCAGACGCACCATTACTCTTTGGTATCGCAATCCATAAAGCCTTAGACGCTATGTTTATGCAGGAGTCCTTAGAAATAGCACAAGAAGAATTCCTCGAAGCATATCAACCTGTACCAGAAGATGCAAGACGCACCCCAGGTCGAGGTCTTAGGTTACTAGAAGCATACTGGAAACGCTGGCGTGATGATGACAAAGCCTACGATACAGTAACCTCAGAATTGTATTTCGAGTTCGAGCTAGGCTCAATGCCTGTGTATGGAGAAACCTGGAAGGTAGTATACGGTGGCCTAGTAGATAAGATCCTAGACCTAGATGGCAAGCTCTTATGTATGGACCACAAAACCTCAACATGGGAGTCGCAGTACTTAGTGCCTAGCTTCCAACTTAGCAACCAGTTCATCGGTTACGTATGGGCCACACAACAAATACCAGAATACGAGAGTTGTACTGATTTCATAGTAGACGTATTACTAATATCACCCAAGAACGACAGCTTCTTTCGCAGCGAACTTAACATGTCACAGGAGATAATAGATGAATGGAAACGCGGCATAATCGTTACATGTCAACAAATCCTATCCATGCATAGAGATGAGTTCTTCCCTATGTATGGTAAAGACGCATGTACATCATGGAATCGGCTTTGTCCATATTTCGATATATGTGGAGCATCACACGGATTCCGAGACACAGTACAAAACACACAATATTCCAAGTTAGTCTGGGATACCTCAGACCGCTAGAAAGGTTTTAATAACATGCCACAGCACATTGACATGGGTACAAAACGAGATGATGCACCTAAGAAGACTCTCATATACGGCGATGTCGGTAGCGGGAAAACCTTCTGTCTTCGTACGTTACCTGAGAGGGCTTTACCTGCATTCATCATAGACATAGACGAAGGTAGTGAGGCTCTAGAAGGTGACTTTGCCGAGGGTACATTCAAAGGTCTTATACCTGACAGACTCATCACGGACAAAGGCAAAGAGAAACCTGCGGCGTATGACCAGATCAAACAAGCTTTACAACGTATACACAAAGCGGACCCTGAGTCACAACCCAACACAATAATCATAGACTCTATGACTCGCCTCTATGGTGCAATCATGGACTACACTATGGCATCTAACAACAAACCATTAGATGCTGCGCCTACACAACCAGACTACGGCATCGCAATGCGCTTAACCATAAAGTTCATTGAAGCCTTGATAATGATGCAGAAGAACATAGTAGTGATATGTCACGAAGACGCTAAGGAAAACGAAACCACAGGCATAGTGAAGATAGTCCCGTCACTCACTGGTAAGCTCGCAGGTATCATTCCATCGTACTTCGACTATGTACTCCATGCAGTAGTTAAAGGTAAAGGAGACAAAGCATCATACCTATGGCAAACCCGTCCCAGTGGCGTATACACAGCACGTGTACGTAATCCTAACCTAGAATCCGAGATGCCCCAGGATTTTAACATACTACTCCCATGAACCCTAAGAAAGACTTTAACCTTTTAGGCAACATAAACAAAGGGTATACTAAAATGCCTGAAGATACGATATATCTACCCATCACAGAAGACGATGCGTACACCCTACAAGAAATCTTAATAGGTCAAATAGACCACGCGCGATACATGGGATTCCAAGAAAGACGAGAAGCTCTAGTTCGCGTTAATATAGCATTACAACATAGCCTCGCGGCGGCGCAAGAGAAAGGACAACAGTAATAATAGTCGTACGTAACATTCGCGTATACACACGTATACACATACCAACATTATCCATAGGACAAAGGGTAACATTATTATGACCGAAGTATATCAAGACCTACAGTTTGGTAGCCTCGAGACCGAGAAGAAGAACCTTGACCGTAGTATTGATCCTGGACAGTACGAACTCACGTTCAGCAAATGGGCATATCGTGAGTCTCGCGCATCCGCAAAGCCTGGCATTAATTTCGAGTTCAAAGTTATTAATGCCGATGATGCAGACTCCAATGGCTTTACGGTATTCCACTGGTGCTCCTGGGGTTCGTGGTTCTTCAACCAAGCAGTGCTGGCTATTTTCGCTGATCGTCTCTCCGAACTGAACAGCCTTGATCCTGACAGTGACGAGTACGACCAGAAGAAACTAAACCTTAACTTCATGGAGATCCAAGAGAACATCTCAGAGGATCTAGACGAAGCTATCGGTAACGAGTGTGTGGCTAAAATCAAGTCCGAAGACTGGTCTAACGAGACTACCGGTACATCTGGTACCTCTATTAAGATCGAGCGTTTTGTAGTCTAGGGTAGTACACGTACATTTAACCCCACGAGATAGGCAGGGCATTGGGTAGTGTCGTAATAACACTACCCGTGTCTTGCCTTTCTCAGTTAAGGATATTTAGATGACCGAAGACATTAGATCCATAGCACCATCGGAGATAAAAACTCCCATGATGCGGCAACGTAAAGAGTTTGCTCCTGCAAAGCTCAAAGAACTAGCAGACAGCATCCACGAAGTAGGCCAGATACAACCTATTGTAGTAGACTCTAATTTTATATTAATCGCGGGCGAACGTAGACTTAAAGCAATCAAGACCATACTAAAGAACAAAGACACATATGAAAACTGGGCAGACTTCGAGACCGTAAAGATCTCAATCATAGACCCTACAGACGATTGGCATCGTCATACCATAGAACTCCAAGAGAACATTAAACGTGAGCCTTTGACTCCGGCTGAGGAATCTCGCGCTGTCGATGACTATGAGCGTTTAATGGAGAAGCTCAAAGGTAAAACTAAACGTGGCCTGGGAGCATCCGAGGGAGGCCACTCACAAAAAGACACGGCTAAGGATCTTAATATGTCCCAAGCCAGTGTAAGTGATCATCGTAAGGTAGCTAGGGTATTAGACATAGCACAACACATTCCAGAGCTAGCAGACCTTGAGCACGAGACATCAAAGAGCGGCATCCTAGGCAAGTTCAAGGCATACAAAGTTAAGGAAATACGAGCCGAGATAGCACGCCGCGCTATGGAGTCCCATAGACAAGACCTAAATGGCGTAGTAGTCCTAAGCGATGCATTAAAATGGCTCGATACACTCGAGGAAGAAAGTGTGGATCTAGTGCTAACCGATCTACCTTTTGGCATAGAGGTCTTTGAGTCTAACACACTAGCCAAATCCTCTCACGGCACCCAATGGCAGGACGATGAGGAATCCATTAAGTCCTTCGTACAACAGTTAATCCCTAAGTTGTATCTAGCCTTGAAGCCTAATGCCCACATGTGGATATTTAGCTCCTGGATAGAGACATTCTGGATCGAACGTGCATGTACCTTAATTCCAGACCTAGAGTTCGAGTACCCACCTTGGATATGGAACAAGGTAAAATCTACACCTGCAATCAATGGAGCTGCCACAGGTGATCAAACCTATGAGTATATCTGTCATCTACGTAAGGGTACTGTATCTATGCCCGAACGTCTTGGCCCTAATCTTATATCATACGCTAGACCTGTTGCTACCAAGTATCCGACAGAGCGGCCACTAGACATACTAAAGTTCTTTATAGAAAACTGTACCCTTGAGGGTGAGCTAGTAATAGACCCGTGTTGTGGCTCAGGTGGACACTTAGTAGCTGCCATACAAACCAACCGTAGAGCTTTGGGTTCAGACATAAATCCCGAAGCAATCAAAGTAACTAAGTCTAGACTCGTACTGGAGACCTCG